AATCAAAAGTGGACCCTTCCCACGTGGCATGATAGGTTAGAACTGCTGTTTCCTTACCTGGAAATGGCGGTTCCTAACCATCGCTACTGGGATCGGGTGAACCAGGTCGAGTTTCTTGGACCTGAGGACGAGCCACCGGTTCGACTGGTGGACGTCCCCAAGACGCAGACGACCCCGCGGTTGATTGCGATTGAGCCTACCTGCATGCAATACGTGCAGCAGGCGATATCAATTCCCCTCCGCGAACTACTCGAGGATCCAAAAGATCCTATGAGTGGGTTCGTCGGGTTCGAGGACCAACGCCCTAATCAGGCGATGGCACAATGCGGATCCGATGATGGTTCGATTGCGACGCTGGATCTCAGCGAAGCATCGGATCGGGTCGCCAACTGGCTCGTGGAAGACATGTTTTCGGATTTCCCTTGGTTTCTAGAAGGGATCCAGGCATGTCGAAGTACACGAGCGCAGTTACCTTCGGGAGCTGTGATCCAGCTCCAGAAGTTTGCGTCCATGGGCTCTGCCTTAACGTTCCCGATAGAAGCAATGGTCTTTACGGCCATTGCCCTAACGGCATGCGCGAAGGCAGACGGTCTACCACTTTTCCGAGGTTCCTCATTTAAGAGGTACCAAGGAGTGGTGCGCGTCTATGGGGATGACATCATTGTCCCCGTAGACAAGGCCGAGACCGTGATCGATCATCTTGAGCTGTTCGGCTTCAAGGTGAATCGCAACAAGTCTTTCTGGACTGGTGAGTTCAGAGAGTCTTGCGGTAAGGAGTACTGGAATGGATTTGACGTATCCATCGTCAGGTTCAGGAACGTGCTCCCTACGTCACGGCACGACGCAGATCAGATCGTCTCCGCCGTTGCGACGAGAAATCAGCTTGCAAAGGCTGGTCTCTTCCGAACGGCGGCGATTCTAGACAGCGTACTTTTGAGTGTTCTCAAACACTTTCCGTACGTTGCCGAGACGAGTCCGATCCTTGGCAGGCACCACCCATCGGGATTCTACCAAGTAGATTCCGTGGGAGGTTCTACTCAGTCCCCTCGAACAAGGGGTTGGGTGGTGAAGCCAGTGATTCCTATCAACGGAATTGATGGCGAGCATGCCTTGCTGAAGTGTCTCATCGAATCAATCGGCAATGCGAATGTCGATGATGAGCACCTCACGCGAAGTGGACGCCCACGAGCCGTCAGCTTGAAGCTCGTGCAAGGCCAGCCATTCTGATACTAGCAATGGCTGGTGCTGGGGGGGACCCCAGCATGAGG